GGTCAAGCATAGCGCAATAGACGAGTGCCAAGTTGCCACGTGGGTCTGCCATGCCTTTTCTAAGTCCTGCGACTGAAAATGACTGGCAGGGGGTTCCTCCGACCAAAATGTCAACTGATTCATTTATTTCCCACTCCTTGAATTTTGTCATGTCACCATAGTTGGTAACGTCTGGGTAGTGATGTGCGAGCACTTGGCTAGGAAACTTCTCAATCTCTGAGAATCCAGCAGGTTCCCACCCAAGATAGTGCCAAGCCACTGTAGCGGCTTCTATACCTGAGCAAACCGATAAATATTTCACCCCACCACCTTTGCATCAAACTTTTCCCTGAAACTAGCCGCCACACCTTTCGCGCAAGCCTCGGGGTTAGCTAAGACTTCACTAGCGGCGTATACGTTTGCATCAGCATTGCCTTGTGCTATCTCGCCCCAAGGTGTGTCCCAGACGACATAATCGCTTTCAGTGCGGTATTTCCATGGCACAACATCTGGGTGAATCGTGCCAGAATCACAGCCCTTGCGCTGAAATTCGATGGGGATGTCGTTGGCTTCGTGCTTCTCACAGCGCCAAGTGTCATCCTCTTTGGCTGTCGAATGGGCGCAAGTGCGGCACGAAAATGACTTAGGCAGTTCCTCTTTGTGGCAAAATCCATGCGCGGGACAAAACTTGCATTGATACCAGCTTGCATCAGTAGACAGTGGCGGAGGCATTCTATCGTGTAACGCAATGCGCTGACCTCGTTCGATGTACTTAGTGGCTACATCTTTATCTAAATGCACCCATTCCGTATATACGCTATCGTCATTTTTGTTAACGGCGTAATACAAAATCCTTTCTAATTTCAAGCCATGTGCATAAACCATGCATTGCACCCAATGGATTGGCTTTGACTTTTCCAACCCGTTTTTCACTAAATCATTAAAAGATTTATCTGAATGCGTTTTACATTCAAACAATGCTTTTTTGATGTAACCATTTGGCAAACCAGACACTATCCCATCAGCAGAGCCTGAAACATGGCTGCCGAAACTTACTTTTGATTGATTAGACCCAGTTGCCTGAACATGGACACCAATACGTCTAAGATCAGAAATTACAAAATCCTCTTCTCTATGGCCTCGTAAAAACAACTTCAATATGCGCCCTTTAAATTGCTCAACGACAACCCACCTAAAGTTGAGCCATAAAAATCGGTCACACGGATGCCCCAATTGAGACACCCCCATGTGAGGTCTTGGTGGTTCTTGGGCTTGTTCATATGCCTTGTAAACAAGATTTGAAATTGAGCCTTCGGCTTCAGGTATAATCACTTTACTCTCCTTGGTTGTTGACCCAACCTTTGCCCCGAATCGAATGACTCGGGGCGTTTTTTTTGCTTAGAATGGGCTAGCTGCTTCCCAAGGGGCTTTGGACGATGATGCTGGTTTAGGCGCTACAGACTTAGACGGGGCTGGCACAGCACCAGACAGCGCCTTAAATCCCTTGACTTCGTTTTGGGCTTCATAGCCTCCTGATGCCTCTCGGATAGTAACCTTGATAGATAAGCTACCACCCACCAGCTGGTCAGTGTCCGTAGCTGTCGCCAAGCCAATCGCGCGTAACAACTCGCCTAGTTGTTGCCGACCAATTTCCTCTGCCTTTGGGTTGGCGTTCCGGATGTTTAAATTAGCAAACACAACACGCCCTGCATGATTCTCACCAACAACGTCATAGCGAACTTTTATGAGCTGACCAGTGCCGGTTTTAGTGTCTTTTAACTCCGCCTCTTTAATAACGGCGGGATACCAACCCGCAGGTATTGGGTCGTAGTTCGACTCTGATTGTGGTAATTCGGCAACATTGATTGGGGTATCAAAACGCATTTTTATTGCTCCTTAGTAATTGAAAAATATGGACGACCCGGTGTGGTCGTAATTGCATCCAACAGCAAGTTAGTAATACTAGGGTCTGTCGCCTTCCAAACCAAAGTATTTATTTCATACTTAAAACGGAATAATTCGCTTACGTGGTCTTGCAAGCCATTAAATAAAGCCAATTCTTGTAGCCTTTGAGTGTCTACTTTACGGCTCATTCGTCCAGCTACTTTGATTTTGTAGTCGCCACATTCGGCGTTTTCAGTGCCATCTAATGTTTCAGGAATGCCTAGGATTGACAAAAGCCTTTCTTCTGTCTTGCGTCGCCATTCGATAGCCTCCGTTTCTGATGCTTTGGCTTTAATCCATGCCTGCGTTAGGACTTCTAGATTGTCCATTAATCAGTGCTCCTTTCGATCATTTCGTCCGCAATTTTGTATGCTGTTTCTGTAATTTCAAAGACATTGTCAACTTGCTCAGACCTGTATTGTCTTGTGGCATCCAAATTTGCTGTAATAATTAAAGATTGCATTGCTTTTGCGGCAAAGTAATCACGAGCGGAAATTCCTCTTTGGAATTCTTTTAAGTTGTGATCGTTAAGTGGGTATGCGTATTCCATTTTAGCCACCCATCTTGGCGATGATTGCGCCCAAATCTGCGGCCTCCCAAGTGCTTAAACGACCAGACCTGTCCTTAGCCTGCCAAAGCCCGTCTGACTCGCACATAAGCGCACGTTGCGGAACACCATCGCCATCTTTCTCAACTCGAAGCGCAAGCACTTCGTCGAAAAAATAGGGCAATTGTTGGCCCAACTTTGCCCCCGGCATTGATGGCGCGTATAGAATCCGTCCTGCTTCATCTTGTGACTTCTCACACTTAGCCGTAAAGTAGACGTTCTTGGCAGGTAAATCACGAAAAACACGAATAATGTCCGTCATTTGCTCCTGCAATGAGCCGTATGCGGCTCGTGGGTCTTTGTTGATTTTCTTCTCATTGTTAAGTACAGTTTCGGCAATTTCGCTCACACTGTCTAAAGCAACTGACTGAAATTGCTTGGCTTCGTCTGACTCAATTATCCATTTGTACGCTTCTTTCAAATCCTCGATTGACTTAATCTCAATAAAAGGCAAATCCATGTCTGAAATTGACAACAAGCCGCCCTCAGCAGACAGAATAATTGGGCTGGGCAACGTCTGAATCAGCTTTGTTTTGCCAGTTCCAGCGTAACCGTACACCAACATTTTCACGCCATTATTGGCGACGTTTTTTGTAGATTGCAATTGAATAGCCATTTGGCTTTCTCCTTGGTTTTAGCATCGGTTGGAGATGTCCGGTTGATGCACAATTGCATTATTGCATCGTTTTTGTTATTGTGTCAACTATTGCAATCAACCGATGGGGTTAACTATGAAAACAAAGCAAGCAATTGACTATTACGGGAGCATCAAGAAGCTGTCTGATGTCTTGGGCATCTGGCCTCACGTCATCTACCGCTGGGGCGACAACCCGCCAAAGGCTCGTCAATACGAGCTAGAGGTTAAAACGCAAGGGAAGCTGAAGGCAGAGAAATAATGGCAGACCTAACCCACATCATTGGGCGCAACTTCAAGCCGCCCATCGAAGTGCCACCAGACCGACCGGAAGACCAATTGCGTGATTCGATTGTTTCAGCGAACCTGATCGCCCCGGATGAGATCCTGATGGACGGGCAGATACACCGATTCAAATCAACGCCAAAGTCTAAGGACAAGTCAGGCTGGTACGTCGTCTATGCTGACCAGATACCGATGGGTCGTTTTGGTTGCTGGCGATTGGGTGTTGAGGGTTCCTTTAAAGCGGACATTGGGCGCAAATACACAGCCTCCGAGGAGATGAGCTTTATTAAACGCATGGCGGAGGCAAAATCTTTACGCGATGCGGAACTGAAAGCCCAGCGCGAGTTAGCTGCTAACACCGTTGAGCTTATCTGGTCAGAATGCACAGGCGCACATCTAGATCATCCCTATCTTAAGCGCAAGGGCATTGACGCGCATGGTGCAAGGGTGACGGGCGATGGACGCTTGGTGGTTCCACTATACGGAGAGGATGGTGATTTATCTAGCCTTCAGTACATATCAGCGGATGGTAAGAAGCTGTACCACACAGGCGGCGCAACAGGCGCGCGTTACTGGGTATTGGGTGAGATAGACAAGACAGTCTATATTGCGGAAGGTTTTGCAACTGCCTGCACGATTAGAGAGGCAACCGGCAAGGCAGTGGTCGTCGCTTACTCAGCGTCCAACCTAGTGCCAGTCACAGAGATCATGCGACGAAAGTATGGCGCGACGCAGGACATTATCATTGTGGCTGATAACGATGCATCCGGCGTGGGCCAAAGGTATGCCGAGCAAGCGAGCGCTAAACACGGGGCGCGTATTGTTATGACACCAACACTTGGCGATGCAAATGATTATGTCTTGGCAGGGCATGACCTGCTCGCCTTGCTAGAGCCACCAAAGGACGATTGGCTAATATCGGCTGATGAGTTCTGCTCTAAGCCAGCCCCAATATCGTGGCTGATCAAGGGATGGGTGCAGACGCAAGCACTCATTATGGTGCATGGCCCAAGTGGTGGCGGCAAGACGTTTGCGGTGCTAGATTGGTCTTTACGCATAGCCTCCAAATTAACTGATTGGTTTGGCCATAAGGTAAGGAACGGGGGCGTGGTGTATCTGGCTGGTGAAGGGCACCACGGGCTAAAGGCGCGTATAGCGGCATGGAAGCATTACAACAGCGTAGCAACGTTAGAGATGTGGCTATCTAAGGATGGGTGCGATTTAAACACACCAGCAGGCTATCAGCGCGTTCTGGACCATGTCAGGAAGCTACCCACTTCGCCTGAGCTTATTGTGGTGGATACCCTGCACCGTTTCTTATCAGGTGATGAGAATAGCGCACAAGATGCTAAGACGATGCTAGATGCTTGCGGTGCGCTTATGCAGGAGTTCAACTGCTCGGTGGTGCTTGTACATCACACTGGTGTGTCTAGTGAGGCACAGCACAGGGCGCGAGGCTCTAGCGCATGGCGTGGTGCGTTGGACATTGAGGTGTCCATAGTGCCAGCAGGTAAGAGCGCACCCATGGAAATCCATCAAAGGAAGTCTAAGGATGCTGAACTATCCGAGCCAGTGTATGCAGAGCTTGAGCAAGTCATCATCCCTGAGTGGTTAGATGAGGACGAGCAACCCGTTACCAGTGCAGTGCTGGCACAGACAGAAGCGCCGATGCAGGCTAAGAAGGCTTCACCATACGAGCATTGGCGCAAAGTGTTTGAGGCAGCATGGTGGACTGCTGGCGCAGAACTCTTTGATGGTAAACCCTACCTAACCCGATCGGCGTTGCTTGAATACATGACCGCAGAATTAATGATGCCAGAGTCAACAGCCAAAAAGAAGTTAAAGCCGGGCGAAGTTGATGGTTTTGCTTCCGCCTTAGTTCCTGCTGGTTACCTTTCGCCGTTAGAAAGAGGGTGGGTTGTTGTTAACGAACAGAGCATTAGCGCACTGGTACTAAGCAAAAATGAGCGTAAAAAAGACGCGTACTGACGTACTTTCGCGTACTAGTACGTCCAGTACGTTAGTACGGCAAAGGCAGATTCAACGGACGAACGCGTACTACTACCTTTAGGTAGTACGCTAGTACGTTGATGATGCGCCCTAGGACGGACGATAAAACTAGGGTAAACCCTGTGATTGAAGGGAAAGGTACAAATTGTTAGTTAAAGTAAAAATTGATAGTTAAAATCTATAGAGGATAAATAGATGCATAACAACAATCATTCTCATTTGTACGGCAGGAGGTGGGCTAAACTACGCTTACTGTTTTTGGCTCAGAATCCCTTGTGTGTCATGTGTCAGCATGATGGACATATTGAGTCTGCTAATGTGGTTGATCATATTGCACCGCACAAAGGTGACTTGGATTTGTTTTGGGATGAGAGTAACTGGCAGGCACTGTGCAAGACGCACCACGACTCGGTAAAGCAAGCTGAGGAAAAGTCAGGCGTGGTTCGCGGTGGCAATGCTGATGGTGTACCGATTGACCCTGCACATCATTGGAACGGTAGGGCGGGTTAAAAGTCGAAACGGTGTAAACTAGTGCAACGGCTGCGAACACTTCTGTTAACGCTAATCCGGAACTTTGACTGTATTTTTTTTTATTCACCCACACGCGCGTGCGCGATAATAGCAAATGACCAGAAGATTAAGAAGCGATAGCATCACATCAGAATCCAAAGGTTTTAGGGATGGTGTAACCATACCACTGCCTAGCGGAGTTGAGCTTGCGTCAGATGATGAGCGCACACTTTGGAACCAATTCACAAAGACAAGGGCTGCCGCAGACTGGCGCGACTTTGACTTGGTGTTGCTGGCAAAGATAGTAAAGCTAGAAGCCAACATGAGACGACACCAGTTAATGATAGATAAGAGTGGCCCTTTGATTAACAACAAGCGTGGGACGCTAGTGGAGAATCCATTGCTGAGGGTTGTGGATACTTTGCAACGTCAGCAGCTTGCGCTTATTCGCAGTATGTCATTGAACCAAACTGACTCAGACCCAAGGACATTAAACGCAGCAGGCAAGAAACAACAAGTAACATCACAGATGATTCAGGACATAGGACTGGATTCCTTAATCGCAATGCCAACCTCGATTAATTAAAATGACAAAATTCTTTGATAATGAAACAGTTGCCATTGATAAACTAATACCTTACGCATTAAATAGCAGAACACACAGCGATGCTCAGGTTGCCCAGATAGCGGCGAGCATTAAAGAGTTTGGGTTTACTAATCCGGTATTGGTAGACGATGATAATAATTTAATTGCTGGTCATGGCAGGGTACTTGCGGCGCGTAAATTAAATATGGATAAAGTCCCTGCCGTTATTATTACTGGATTAGATGAGCGCAAACGCAGGGCTTTAATTATTGCGGATAATAAACTGGCATTAAATGCGGGATGGGATGAAGACGCTTTGCGGGTTGAATTGCAGGACTTGGCGGCTGACTATGGCGAGATGATGGGATTTTCTCAGGATGAACTTGAGGAATTATTGGTTGACGCTACGCCAGTTAATGGATTGACAGACGAAGATGCTGTGCCTGAAGTGCCTGCCAACCCTGTAACGGTTGAGGGCGATGTTTGGCTACTAGGCAACCATCGGCTAATGTGCGGGGACTCTACTAGCATTGATGCGGTTGAGCAGTTGATGACGGGCCAGCAGGCGGATGTGGTCTTTACCGACCCTCCGTATGGTATGAGCTACGGCGGTGGACGCTCACGAATAAAGGTCGGTGGTACGGATGGGACAATCAAAAATCATGGAATGATCATTGGAGACGACCTGCGAGGCGACAGCTTAATTCAGATGATCGCAGATTCCTTGTCTTCTTCCAAGGCTTACGCCAAGGATGGATCGGCGTTTTACGTCTGCTTCCCGTGGCGCACTTATTCAGAATTTGAATCGGCTATGGCAGGCATTGGCTTAGAGCCAAGCTCCTGCATCGTGTGGGACAAGAAGTCGGTTGGATTGGGTAATGCTAATTATCGCCCGCAACATGAGTTTATTTTCTACGTCAAAGGAGGGGCCTGGTACGGAGACAAGGCGCAGTCCGATGTTTGGTATTTGAGCCGAGGCGCGACGGGCAAGTATGTCCATCCAACGCAGAAGCCAGTTGAGTTGATTGAGCGAGCGTTACTGAATAGCAGCAAGGCGGGTGATGTTGTGCATGACTGCTTTGGTGGCTCAGGCTCAACTATGATCGCAGCAGAAAAGAATGGACGCTACGCCCGTCTAATGGAACTTGACCCAAAGTATTGCGATGTCATTGTCAAACGCTGGCAGGATTTCACAGGCAAAGAAGCTACACTAGAAACAAATGGCAAAACATTTAACGAAACATCAAGTGATTAAAATGACTCGCGGCGATCGCGTCATTGCATTTATTGAGGGATTTTGCCGCGTACCTGAAGGCTCGCACGTTGGCAATCCTCTTGTGCTGGCTGACTTTCAAAAAAAGTTTATTAGGGAAATTTATGACAATCCGGAGGGTACACGCAGGGCGTATCTTTCTATTGCTCGCAAAAATGGCAAGACAGGTTTAATTGCTGGCATTGTTTTGGCGCACTTAGTTGGCCCAGAGGCTCGGCTTAATAGTCAGATCATCTCAGGCGCTCGGAGCAGAGATCAAGCAGCGCAGGTTTTTAACTATGCATCTAAGATGGTGATGCTATCACCAAGGCTTGCCGAAGTTGTCAGGGTTATACCTTCAAGTAAAAAATTAATGGGGTTGCCACTTAACGTTGAATACAAGGCGCTAGCGGCTGAAGCTAAAACCGCCCACGGGTTATCACCTATCGTGGCTATACTGGATGAGGTGGGTCAAGTCAGAGGTGCTCGGGATGACTTCATTGATGCCATCACCACCGCACAAGGGGCACATTCAAGTCCGTTGCTGCTAGGCATCAGCACGCAAGCTGCTGATGATGCAGACTTGTTTAGCATTTGGCTCGATGATGCGCTCGCTTCCAAAGACCCAAAGATTGTTTGCCACTTGTATGCCGCACCTAAAGAGGCTGGCTTGCTAGATGAGGCCGGTTGGAAAACAGCTAATCCAGCGCTTGGTTTGTTTCGTTCATACGATGATTTGGCAGAGCAAGCTAAACAAGCGGTGCGGATGCCTTCGGCTGAGAACACTTTTCGCAACCTTTGTTTGAACCAAAGGGTGTCGACGGTGTCACCATTTATCAGTCGTGACGTTTGGAAGTCTTGCGGCGGCAAGGTTTTAGACTTTGCGGACAACCCAGTTTGGGCAGGCTTTGACTTATCGGCGCGCACTGACTTAACCGCCTTGGTTGTGATCGGGCGAATAAATGGTGTTTGGCAAACGCATGCACACTTCTGGACACCGGAGGCGGGGCTAATAGAACGAGCAAAGCGTGACCGACAGCCTTACGATCTGTGGGTTAGGCAAGGTTATATGCAGACAACGCCGGGTCAGACTGTTGATTATGAGTTCGTTGCACACGATGTGGCAGCAATATTTTCACAATTAAACGTGCAGAGTATTGCTTATGACCGATGGCGAATTGATATTTTTCGTAAAGAACTTACCAATATCGGAGTAGAATTACCCTTAATAGAATATGGCCAAGGGTTTAAGGATATGGCAGGCGGGATAGATTCGCTTGAATGTGAGTTATTAAACGGGCGAATCGCTCATGGAAACCACCCAGTGTTGACTATGTGCGCGGCAAATTCGGTAGTGGAGAAAGACGCCGCAGGTAATCGCAAGCTAGACAAGTCGAAAGCGACAGGTCGAATTGATGGAATGGTTGCGATGGCTATGGCGTTCGGCGCGAAAGAAAAAGAAAGCGTAGAAATGGAAGGCGATTTAGACGGGTTTTTAAATAATCCGCTGTCGGTAAAATATTAAAGGGACGCAACGTGG